GTAGAAAAAAATTTACAACCAAGAATTACTAAACGTGATTTAGTAAAATATCTAAGTGAAGGTGATAACTTCGCAACAAAACACTTACAAAGTTGGGGAAACTCAAAACCGTCTAAAGTGAAATCTGAAGTAGGGGAGCAATCACCGGCTACAGCACCTTCAAAACCAAAGACATCGCCAACAACAAAACCAGGAAAACCTGGTACAAAACCTCAAAGACCACCAAGTCCTTTCAAAAACCCTAACCCAGGAGAAAAAGAATCTCCAAAGGCAAAGAGAGTTTCACCAGAAAAGGCAAAAGACGAAGTCTTAGATGTTATCATGCAAATTTTACAAAAATAAGAAAATGGCTAAAAAATTAAAAGAACAGATAGATTACGGTAATAGACCCGAAAGAATGGACCCAAATTTGGAAAGAAAATTGGCTAGTCCTGATAGTTTATACGCACAAAACCCTGCAATGAGAAAGGGTGCTGCTGACGTACAAAGATTGGTAAGTCAAAGATTTGGTAAAGTTGCAGACAAACTTAGAGAAGTTACTGGCAATCGTAATATCAGTTCTCAACAAGTACAAGGAATGATTTATAATGAGATGATGGCAAGACTCGGAAATGTTATGAGAATTGAGGCATCTAATAAAGAACAACTTGAACAATTAGCTGTTGAATCTTGTTTGGAAGAACAACAGGTACCTGAGGGAGTGTATCAAATTGAACCTCATTTAGGTGAACAACCTGACACTTCAGATTTTAGATATCAACCAGAAGAACCTGAAGACGATGAAGAAGAGGATGGTGAAGAAAAAGATAAGTTAGAAATTCCATCATTCGATGTTGAAGATTTAACTGACGAAGAGGAATTAGAATTAGAAAAACATAAAAGAAATATTATAAATGCTTTAATCCAAGGAGCCGCAAAAAAGGGACATTACCTTTTCCAAAAACCCGAGGTTAAAGCTAAATTAGACGAAATAGACCCATCTCTTTATAGAGATTATTTGGGTATCATGGCAATCAATGATTTCATGTATTTTACTATGGAACAAATGATTGAGATGATGAGTCAAACAGGTCAAGGTGTTGCGGGTAAAGTATCATTAGAAGATGCTGACGATGAAGGTGAAGAAGGTGGAGAAGAAGATGGTGAAGAAAGTGGTGACCAACCTGATACAAAGATTGTTGCAGTAGGAATGATATTCCCAATTTTATGTCATGAGATTATCAAAGGATTAGAAGAAGCTAAGGGAAGACACGGACATTCACAAAATAAAAGTATTAGAGATAAAGTGAGAGGTGCTGTGGATGTATTATCCAACGAACCAATGCAATTAAGAATAGGACCTGAAATTGTAGAAAAACTTAGAAACGCTCTACCAGACTCAATGTTTGATGATTCAAACAAAGGTCTAATAAACTGGTTCCATATCTTGTTATACCAAATACCAGCTCAAGAATTCTTGGAAATCATAGGAAACGCCATCTCTGAAGATGCGTCTAAAGTAAAGAAGGCAACTGCTAGATTTGAAGAAATCATGAAAGAAGCTCAAACTATGAAGGGCGAATTTGAAGATTATCAAGAAGAAGAAGGAATTGATTCTGAAGATGATGAGGATGACGGACTTGATGATTTTTTCAGCAGTATGGGGATATCAAGACCCAAATAATAATTTGTGACTAAAGAACAATTAATTATAGAAGTAACGAAGTGTATGAGGAACACACCTTATGCACTTCGTACTTATTTACAGACGTACGATAACACGGTATCAAAATATGTACCGTTAGAACTTTTCCCAGACCAAGTAAGCCTTATTGAAGACTATGATAATTTCAATGAAAATATTGCATTGAAATATCGTCAGGCGGGTGTATCCACAGTAACATCAGCATGGGCATCGAAAAAACTGGTATTTGCCAAAAAAACTAAGCCCGAAAAAATTCTTATTATTGCTAACAAGTTGGATACCTCAGTAGAGATGGCTAACAAGATTAGAAATTTTACAGAACAATGGCCAGCGTGGGTTGGTGTTGGTTTTTCACAAGAAAAGAATTCACAAAGACATTTCAAACTTACCAATGACTGCGAAGTAAAGGCTGTTGCAACATCAAAGGATGCGTTGAGAGGTTATACCCCAACTATTCTTATTTTCGATGAAGCGGCGTTCATTGAGGCGGACGGAGATTTATGGTCTGCTTGTATGGCCTCACTATCTACAGGTGGTAAGGTTATTGTGGTATCTACTCCGAATGGTTATGACCCAATCTATTATGAAATCTACGACCAGTCATTAAGAAACATGAATGACTTCAAGATATCTGAAATGTTTTGGTATCGTGACCCAAGATATACAAGAGACTTGTATATGGTTAAAACAAATGATTTAGTCCATTTTTTATTGAATAGAGAAGATTATCCTACAGATGTTGTTGTTGATTTGTCTATTGCCAATCCATACGAAAGAGACCACACAATTACCACAGACTATATTGCCCAAGGATATAAACCATGTTCGGCATGGTTTGAGGGTATGGTTAAGAAATTGAAGTTTGATAGAAGAAAAGTGGCTCAGGAGTTGGAATGTAACTTCTTAGGTTCGGGTGATAACGTATTTGATTCCGACTTGATGGAAAATATATCCAAAAACCAAATCAAAGAACCTATAGCTAAAATGATGGGTGGTGCTCTTTGGATTTTTAAAGAACCTGTAAACGGTCATAAGTACGTTATGGGTGTAGACGTATCAAGAGGTGATTCTGAGGACTTTAGTTGTATACAGATAATCGACTTCGATACAAGGGAACAAGTCCTTGAATATGTCGGAAAAGTCCCACCAGACATTACTGCAGAGATTGCCTACAAGTGGGGAACTATGTATAATGCTTATTGTGTTGTGGATTTAACAGGTGGAATGGGTGTTGCAACTGCAAGAAAAATGCAAGAGATGAATTATGCTGCAGGATTCTATGTTGATAATGTTGACACAACAAATAAGTGGAAGTGGGACCCTAAGATAAATGATAAGATTCCAGGAATCAATTTTAATAATAAAAGGGTTCAAATTATTGCCGCGTTAGAAGAAGCGGTAAGACATCAATTTCAAATTCGTTCAAATAGATTATACAATGAAATGAATACTTTTGTATACATTAATGGTAGACCTGACCATCAGAAAGGACATCATGATGACTGTATTATGGGAATTTCGATGGCAATATATGTTGCCGAAAAGTCTTTCCAATCTTTAGAAAAAGTAACGAATCATACAAAGGCAATGTTGAATTCTTGGTCCACTGTTATGAACGAGAATAAGAATTCTTCAGATTTTTTTAATCCTATGGTACCTCAAATGGGTAGAGATAGTCGACAACACAATTCTGGTCCGTCTAAAAAAGACTATGAGACATATGGATGGTTATTTGGTGCTAGATAACTATTTATATTATTAAAGAAACGAGTTAAAATTATACCATGAGCGAACAGAATCTAACCGTTTGGCAACGTTTGTCCAAAACGTTTGGTCCAAATTCTTTGTTGAATCAAGACTATCCTACTTTCAAATTTGATAAGAAGGAGTTGTTGCGTACTCCAAGTCGTGATGAATACGAGAAGGAAAAATTACAAGCACAACAAACATTTTATTTATCAGGTCAATGGGCAAAGGTTGAGAATAACATGTATTCTCAAGCAATGTATTATGAGCCAACAAGACTTTCTGCTCAGTATGATTATGAATCAATGGAGTATACTCCTGAGATTTCGGCGGCGTTAGACATATATTCGGAAGAATCTACAACAACAAATGAAGATGGTTTTATTTTACAAATTTACTCAGAGTCAAAACGTATCAAATCTGTATTGGCAGATTTATTCAATAATTCGTTGGACATCAACACTAACTTACCAATGTGGACAAGAAACACTTGTAAATATGGTGATAACTTTGTCTATTTAAAACTTGACCCTGAAAAAGGTATTGTTGGTTGTCAACAACTACCAACAATTGAAATCGAAAGACATGAAGCAGGTGCGGGTGCAAAAATAACGGTTAATGTTGAAAAACCTGAAAAGCCAAAAGCCTTAGAGTTTACTTGGAAGAATAAAAACATGACGTTCCAATCATGGGAGATTGCTCACTTTAGATTATTGGGTGATGATAGAAAACTTCCTTATGGTACTTCTATGTTAGAAAAAGCAAGAAGAATTTGGAAACAACTTCTACTATCAGAAGATGCGATGTTGATTTATCGTACATCAAGAGCACCTGAAAGAAGAATGTTTAAGGTATTCGTTGGAAACATGAATGACGACGACGTTGAGGCATACGTACAACGTGTTGCCAACAAGTTCAAGAGAGAACAAATTGTTGATAGTAAAACAGGTAACGTAGATATGAGATTCAACCAAATGGCGGTTGACCAAGATTATTTCATACCTGTTAGAGACCCAGCAGCACCAGACCCAATTACAACTTTACCAGGTGCCACAAACTTATCTGAGATTGCTGATATTGAATATATCCAAAAGAAATTATTAACGGCTCTTCGTGTACCTAAGGCTTTCTTAGGATTTGAAGAAGTGGTTGGCGATGGTAAAAATTTATCATTACAAGATATTAGATTTGCTCGTACGATTAATAGAATCCAAAAGAGCATGATTCAAGAATTGAATAAGATAGCAATAGTTCACTTATTCTTATTG